GAACTATTCTGATACAGATACAGATTTAAATTCAGATGCAGATACAGATACGAAAAACGATACCCCACCAAACCCCAAGCCTGTGGATAACTCAAAACCTGAACCCGACCATGAAGAGGTGCGTGCTGCTGCTGCGGTTTTAAACTTGCAGCTAAAGAACGGGGAGGCTGCTGCTGCCTCTCGCGCCCTTGCCGACCAGAACCTTGATGCCGGTTTCATCACATGGGCCTCCGGGGAGCTGAAGACGAACGGGAAGATTAAAAACCCTGCGGGGTTCCTGCGCAAAATGCTGCTGTCCCTGGACGACTACGGCGACTGGATCGCAAAGTACCGTGCGTCTCACGACACACCATCACCACCGACCCGAGCAGCTCCACCCGGCCAGGTGTGCCCTCACTGCGGGGGTGCGGTGCGTGCGATAGGCAACGAGCTGTGGTGCAATGGCTGTAAGCGCCTACTGTGGGAGTACGACGCGGATTTTGACATCTGGACCGAAGCGGCGGAAAAGGCGGATGCATCCGGGTGGTAGAGAATCAATCCTTGGGAGGGGATATTGAATAACATCAAAGCTTTTTACAGATGGCGCCGAGATGAGGAGCTGTGCGACTTTATCCACAGCCAGGCTAATAGGTACTGCGGAAAAAACCCCGACCTTTACGAGGATCTCATTCAGGAAGCGTGGCTATACATATCGCTTCTACCTCCCGACACCGACGATCAGTGTTTGAAAAACACCGCATACAACGCAATACGGAGATTTTACCGCTACACAAAGCGCCAGAGGGAGGTAGTGGAATCGGCTTTCGAGGCGTTTTTTAATGCCATGAACACCAGATTCTGATAGAGATATTGGAGAAATGGCCCTAGTATAGTAGGGGAATAAAGTTTTTTGGATGTGACGGGTATCACTGGCTATCCAACTATAACTTATCTGTAAAACAGAGAGTAAACAGGTGATAGATATAACATGCCAAGGAGCTGATGTACTTCCGCTTGATGCTATAGAGGACTTCCAGGGAGGTCTTAAGAAACGCACCAAGACGGATATTGACAAGATTATCAAATCAATACAGGCGTACGGATTTTCCTTCCCTTTCTTTGTCTGGAGTGGCTCGGGGCATAATTACTGTCTTGACGGTCATGGGAGGATACAAGCCCTTGACGAGATGAGGGAGCGTGGTGAGGACCTGCCGCTCTTCCCTGTCGTCTATGTTGAGGCGGCAGATGAGGCGGAGGCTAAGAACAAGTTGCTACGTCTTAACAGCCAATACGGCAAGATGACGGTTGACAGTGTGTTGGAGTTTGCCGGGGATATAGAGATTGACTGGGATGATTTAAAGCTTCCATCCGGTGAGATAAAAATAGCGGAAGAGCCTAAAAGCGATGTTGACGCAGAACCGGATATAGATCGAGCCGAAGAGCTGCGTGATAAATGGGGAGTAGAAACCGGGCAGTTATGGAAGCTCGGTGATCATCTGGTTTTGTGTGGGGACAGCGGAGATCCTGAACAGGTAATTAAGGTTATAGATGGAAACAGGGCTCAGATTGTATTTACAGATCCTCCTTATGGCGTGAGTGTCGGCAAAAAAATGTAATGCTTAACACCTTCCAGCCTTCTGGAAGGTGTTTGATGGATATTGTAGATGACGATCTTAAGCCGAGCGAGTTGAAAGAGAAGCTTCTTCCTGTTTTTAGAAATATAAAGAATTTCGTTATGGCGGATGACTGCTCTGTGTTTGTGACAGCTCCACAGGGCGGGGAACTTGGTATGATGATGATGATGATGAGAGATGCTGGGCTTCCTATAAGACATGTTTTAATATGGAAAAAAAACAGTCCTACTTTTAGTATGGGGCGATTAGATTATGACTATCAGCATGAACCAATACTTCTTACATGGGGGAACCGACATAAAAGGCCGATGAGGGGCAAACATAGAGCCTCTATATGGGAGATAGATAAGCCGAGAGCGAATAAAGAACATCCGACAATGAAACCAGTTGAGCTTATTGTCAACGCAATTCTTAATAACAGTGATAGCGGGGGCGTCCTATTTGATGCATACCTCGGATCAGGTACTTCCGTTATTGCGGCAGAGCAGACAAACCGTAAATGCAGAGCAATAGAAATCAGCCCTGCATACGTGGCTGTTTCGCTGCAGCGTTACTATGACGCCACTTCAACAAAACCGGAGTTAATAAATGCCACGCGGTGACCATCACTGGAAACCGGGGCAGAGTGGAAACCCTGCCGGGCGTCCCAAGAAAGGGAAAACACTTACCGACATACTGGAGAAGCATGGGCGGAAGCGTGATGTGTTGTATAAAGACCCTGCTACAGGTGAGCAGAGGTATATGTCCCGTAAGGAGGCGCTGGCAAAAGAGTTGTGGATGTTAGCGCTTAAGGGAGATGTACAGGCTATCAAGTATATATACGATCGCATTGATGGCAAGCCGGAGCAGGCAATAGACATGAACGCACAGGTACAAGGGGACCTGATGTATGTCCTCGCAGGGGCAGATAGCGACACAAGCGAGGAGTAACGCCGATAGATTCCGCGCCGACCCCGTGCTGTTTGTGCGGCGGGCTATTGGTGCAGATCCATCAGCGCAGCAGATAGAGGTCCTGCGGGCTATGACCGGACACACTGCGATAGCGGTACGATCCGGGCACGGGATTGGGAAAACCGCCGTTGAGGCATGGGCTATCCTGTGGTTCCTTACCCTGCACATGTACTCCCGCGTGCCGTGTACCGCACCGACGGGACATCAGCTTGATGATGTGCTCTGGCCGGAGGTCAACTACTGGCTGCAACGTTCCATTTTCCGCGATGCCCTTGTGTGGTCTAAGACCCGCCTTGCGGTGCGGGGCCATGAGGAGAGTTGGTTTGCCGTACCGAGGTCGGCGAACAAGCCGGAGAACCTACAGGGCTTTCACGCCGAGCATTGTATGTTTGTCGTGGACGAGGCTCCCGGAGTGGAACAGGAGATCATGGACGTGGTGGAGGGCGCGCTTACCAATGCGGGAGCGCGCCTTTTAATGTGCGGGAATCCGACGAAGCTTTCCGGCACGTTCTACAACGCCTTTCATAAGGACCGGAGGCTATACAGGACCTTCGCCTTTTCCTCGATCGACTCACCTCTGGTATCAGAGGAGTACGCCCAGAGGATCGCCGATAAGTACGGCGTCGAGTCTGATGTGTACCGGGTGCGTGTGCTTGGGAAGTTTCCGAAGGGCACGCCCGATACGTTTATCCGACTTGATGCGGTCGAGGGTGCGGTCACCCGAGAGGTGAAGCCGGAAGGGCCGTATCAGATTGGGGTAGACCCGGCACGCTACGGGGATGACTCAAGCGTGATCTGCTACCGGAGAGGATACCACGTGTTTCCCTTAGAGGGCTTCCACGGGATCAACACAACCCGCCTTGCCGGTGAGGTTGCTCGGCTGGTACGGGAGATCCGGGAGACGGACCCCGATTCCGGGACTATCACGGTCAATGTGGATGATACCGGCGTCGGCGGTGGGGTAACTGACCAGCTTGAGGAATATGAGCGGGAGCTTGATATTGAGGTGATGCCCCAGAGCTTTGGCGGCGCGGGTGATGAGGACTACGACGACCAGGCGGCGGCGATGTGGGGTTACATTAAGGAGCTGCTTCCGGAGCTGGACCTTCCCGACGATCAGGAGTTGGTGAGCGAGCTCACCACGAGAAAATACACGGTCAAGCCGAACGGCAAGATCAAACTGGAGCGGAAAGAGGATATGAAAAAACGCGGTCTTACATCCCCGGACCACGGGGACGCGCTGGCGCTGTGCCTCTGGGAATCTGACTCCGGCTCCATAAGGTTGGTATGATGGGACTGTTCACGAGACGGAAAGACATAGAGCAGCTCAAGGGCGAGTTGACGAGCCTGAAGCAGAGCAACGCAGAGCTTGAGAACGTGGCCAAGGCGCTGAGTATGAAAGACCCGACGCTTGCGCGGATCTTCAACTGGCAGGATATCAACACCGACACGCCGAGCTTGAAGCGCCCGTACTCACAGCTCCCCGCCGTCCATGCCTGCATCAAGTGGAAGGCGCGCAACTTCGCACAGGTGCCGTACAAGATTTTCTCCGGTGAAAAGGAGATTGTGAGGGGACCGGTTGTAGATCTCTTCGATGAGATCAATCCAACTCTCGACCCGTTCCAGTTCTGGGAGGGCCTTTCCACCTCTCTCGATGTGGCGGGTAATGCATACATAGTTCTGGATGAGGAGTATCGCAGAGGGCTGCCGAGTTATCTATGGCTTTTCAATCCCGGATGGATCGATCCTGCATACGATAACAGCGGGGTATGGGTCGGCTGGTGGCTGCGTCGCGGTGGGTCGAAGGAGAAAGAGTACCTTCCGCCCGAGCGGGTGATACAACTCAAGTACTACAACCCGAACAATGAGATCCTTGGCCTCTCCCCTGTGGAAGTGTTGAAGATTACCAATGACACGCTGTGGAACGCGCAGCTGTACAATCAGAAGTTTTTCAAGAACGATGCAACCCCAAACGTTGCCTACACTCATGAGGGGCGGCTCAGCGATAGGAAAGTTGACGAGGTAAGTAAGAAGCTTATTGAGGACCGCAAGGGAACGCGGAACGCGCACAGAGCGCAGATCCTCACCGGCGGCTGGGATGTGAAGCAGGTCGGGCTTGCTCAGAAGGACATCCAATTCCTTGAGCTAATCAAGGCGGGCCGTGAAGATATCGCTATGATCTACGGTGTGCCGAAAAAGATCCTCGGGCTGTATGAGGATATTAACATGGCAACGGCTAAGAGTGCCGAGCTACAGTTCTGGGAAGACACGGTTATACCTGTGGCCCGCATGATAGAGCGGGCACTGAATAAGACAATCCTTGCGCCCTTCGGATACGAGGGGCGTTTTGATTTTTCGGCTATCGATGTGCTCAACGAACGGGTACTGGAGAAAGTCGAGGCGGTCAATAAGCTCCTGGCAACGGGTCAGTTCACCCGCAACGAGCTGAACCGGAAGTTCAATCTCGGTTTCGATGATGTGCCGTGGGGTGATGAGCCGATACAGTTGTTCCCCGCTATGAGCGAGCCGGAGCCAGCCGACAAGGCGGCGCCAGCGATTCCGGTAGCCCCTGCGCCTGAGCCGGAGAAAATCAACCTCGACCAGGCACACCTCGCCGACAAATGGGCGAAGGACATCACACCGCTTCTACCGCTTATGAGTAAGGCGGCAAAGGCGGTGAGAGACTACTTCCATGGCGTGGAGCAGACCATTATGAAGAGCCTCACGAAAAAGGTGAAAGGCGATTACGTGATGAAGATGGCTATCGAGGAGGTCCCGGTCGAGGAGATTGAGAAAGCATTCTCAGACGAGGCGCTGTACAAAGCCCTTGAGCCGTTCATGATCGATGCCATGGAGCGAGGCATTAAAACCATAGTGAGAACCGGCTTTACCATGGACAACGCCGAGGCGCTGCGGATTCTTGCGGCAAAGCGGATCAAGGTTATCGAGATGAACAAGACCGCGAAGACTCAGGTTGTCGATGAGTTACGGGAAGTCCTGAAGGATGGTCTTGCCGAGGGGGTTGGACAGGATGAGCTTGCCCGCCGGATTGTTGAGGGATTGACCGGAAAGATGAAGAACATCAAGAACCGGTCGGCAACCATTGCCCGTACCGAGGTGAATAACAGCTTCTCGGAGGCCCGATGGGCTTCAATCGAAGAGGATCCCCCGAAATATATCAGGTGGATCTCATCGCGTGACTCGAAGGTTAGAGATTCACACGGCTGGCTTGACGGGAAGGTCGTCCGCTACGGCGAGAGCTTCCCGAACGGCTGCAAATTCCCGCATGACCCCGACGGGGACGCGGACGAAGTAATCAATTGTCGGTGCACCTGGGAACCGGTGTACCTGGACGAGGAGTAAGATATGGACCCTGACAAACTACAGGAAATCAGGAAGCAGGAAGAATATCGGGACATCCCGACAAACTTCTCCGTCAAGGCGAAGAAAGACGACACGTATACCATCACCGCGAGCACTCCCGATATAGACCGGGATGATGAGATCATACTTCCCACTGCCTTTAAGAGCTCGCTGCCGAAGTATCTTGAGCAGAACCCCGTGATCCTGTGGATGCATGATATGTGGTCTCCTCCTGTGGCCCGGGCGGTCAGCGGGCGGATAGGCGACACCTTCGAGCTTGACATCGTCTTTGCCACCACGCCATTCGCGCAGGAGATTAAGACCCTCGTGGATGAGGGGATGCTGAATACCGTCTCCGTAGGTGGGAGGTATGTCAATTGGGATTTTGACACCGACGGGCGGAAGGTGGTCACTGACTTAGAGCTGTGGGAAACCTCTATTGTAACGATCCCCTCCAACCGATCAGCCCTTATTCAGCGGGCAAAATCCGCAGGATTGAAAATACCGAATTTGGAAAAAACGCTGGCAACAGATCAAAGTAAACCGCGAAGTAAGCCGAAGGCCGAAAACCGCGCGAAAGAAAAGATCATAGGGCTGGTCAGATCAATATATCAGGAGAAGCATATGAACAAGATACAACTGCTCAAATCTCTCATCGAGAAGACCGAAGACGCCGAGGAGCTGAAACAGCTTCAGGGTGAGCTCATCGAGGCGATTCGAGAGGAAGAGCGCAAGAAATTAGAGGCCGAAGAGGCTGAGAAAGCCAAAGAGGCCGAAGAGAAGAAGGCCGTTGAGGAAGGCCGCGAGGCATCCAAGATGGCGAAGATCCCCGAGTCCAAGGAGCCGAAGATCGAAGTCGGTACTCCCGGCGAGTACAAGGGCGTGAAGCTGAAAGCGGTCATCGACACCCTGCAGCACGACGGGCGTGTAAACCGCCTGATCCGCGCCAAGTCCATGGCGGACGTACAGCAGGCCGAGATGCTGGCGAAGTGGGGAGTGAACCTACTTGACCACGCATCCAAACGCCCTGTCACTCCCGCCCTGGCGAAAGCACTGCAGGAAGGGTCCCCCACCGAGGGCGGTTACCTCACCCCGACCGAGGAGCGCTCTGCGGTGCTGAGCTACATCCGCGACGTGTCGATCGCATTCAGTGAATGTTCCCATGTACCGATGACCAGCGACGCGATGACCATCCCGGCGGAGAATGCCAAGGTATCGGTCAACTTCACCGATGAGGAGTCCGACGCGACCGAGACCGATCCCAGCTTTGCGCAGGTATCGCTGACCGCAAAGCGGCTTGATGCGTATACCAAGGTGAGTAACGAGCTGATCGAAGACAACAACGCTCCCGGAGGGATCGCCGGTATACTGGCCGCGCAGTTCATCGAGGCTATCGGCCAGAAGCACGACTCGACCGTGTTTATCGGGACCGGCTCTCCCATGAGTGGCGTGTTCCTCTCTGCCGGATACTCTGAGGTATTCGACACCGGCTCCACCGCATTCAGTGAACTCCTCGAATCCGACATCCGCGACATCGTGCGCAAGATCCGCCCGAGCCGCCGCCGGAATGCCAAGTGGTACATGAGTACCAGCGTACTCTGGCAGTACATATACGGGCTCAAGGATGGCGACAGCAGACCGCTATTCGTCGAGACGAGAGGAGGCGGAGCTGCACCCGGTAACCTCTGGGGCTATCCCGTGAGGGAGGGTAATGACGACATCATGCCGTCGACCTCCGCAGCGAGTACCGGTTTCATTGTGTTCGGTGACCTCGCCGGGGTAATAATCGGCGAGCGGCTGAAAAATATGGACCTGTTCGTCGACCCATACTCTGATGCAATCTCGTATCAGACCCGGTTCTACCTGTTCACCCGCTGGGCCTACGCTCATGCGCTGTCGAACTACTACGCGAGGATTGTGACCGGAGAGGCGGCGGGCTGACCTGCTGACACGTGATAATTACAAGGGCGCCTTTCGGGGCGCCCTTTTTTTCGAAGGAGGAAAAGGCTTGAAGATAGCGTGGCTGTCAGATTGGAACTCATGGGGCAACGGCAAGGGTTACAGCGTACACAATGGCGCGATGAAAGCGCAGGCTGAGAGGCTCGGCGCTGAGTTCATCAGACCGGAAGAGGCGATGAAGGATGGTGAGATCGCAATAGACATTATCGTGCCGACAACCTACACCCCGCAGCCGGGAGCGTTTAACGTGCTATTCACCATGTACGAGATGGCGGACATCCCGAAGCAGTGGGTACCGCGCATACAGAATGCGGATCTGCTGATCGTGCCGTGCGAGCATAATCGCAGGATTTTCGAACGCTACACCGACGCGCCTGTGGAGGTCTGCCCGGAAGGGGTGGACCCGGAGGTCTATCACTACATGGACCGCACCCCGCCAGGGCCGGATGAGTATTTCAATTTCCTGTGGGTCGGGGCGTCAAACCCTCGCAAGGGTTACGAGCTTATATGTGGCGCATGGGAAGTGTGGCTCCGCACACAGCCGGACGAGATCCTTGAGAGGACACGGATCAACATGAAAACCACGAAAGCCGGGGGCGATGAGTCGGTGAAGAGCATGTTCAACATGGTGATAGACAACCGGCGGCTTCCCCTGGAAGACCTGATAAATCTGTATCGCAAAGCCCACGCCTTCGTACTCCCGAGTATGGGAGAGGGCTGGGGCCTTACGTTATGTGAGGCACAGGCAACCGGACTGCCGTGTGTATATACGCACTGGTCCGGGCCAGCGGATTTCATGAGGAAGGATTTCGCCTATCCGCTCAAGTTCCGAATGGCGCCGATGCAGGCAACTGCCCTGCAGCCGGACGGCACGCAGAAGCCATACCATAGGGGAATGGTTGCGAAGGCGGACATCAGACATATAGTGCGGAGGATGGAGCAAGTATACCACGATTATGAGCGGGCCCTTGAAAAGGGGAAGAAAGGTGCCGAGCACATCGCGCGGCACTTCACATGGGAGAAAGCGGGCGAGAGGTTTATGGAGATCCTCGACCGCAGACACCGCGAATGGAAGCGGGAAGGAAAGGCTGCATAGTGGATGCAAAGTTGACAATTACAAACGTATGCGGGGCGAAGTGTGCCACCTGTCCGAACTGGAAACAGCCAGCACGGACTATGAAGTATGAAGACTTTAAAAAAGCGTGGGAGATATTAAACAGCGCCCCGGGGGTAGACCGGATACTGGTGAACAACGTCGGCGATGTGAATGAGCTGCCGGATGCTATACGGTATCTTACCCACATGGAAAAGAGAAAGAAACAGGTTGCTATGACAACCAACGGTAACAGTCTTGAGTATGTGCCTAAAATCGATGTCATGATCATCAGTTTCAATGGTGGCACAAAAGAGTCTTTTGAGAAGACAACCGGTATGGACTTCGACCGTGTCGTGGGAAACATCCGGGCGGCGTATGAGCAGCTAAAGCAGATTCCATATGTGGAGCTTGACTGCCTGGTCTGGAAAGGAAATGAAGGCACTGAAATGGGATTTTACGAGCTGTGGAAAGATTTTCCCGGACGGCTTCGCCTGTCGTACAAGGTTGAGAATCAAGGTGGCCCATATTTTGGAATTGAAAAGTTCCGCGAGACGAAGCGGATCTATTGCCAATATCTGGACTGGTTAAGTATAGCCCCGAGCGGGCAGGTTATTTCCTGTGCTCACGATTTCGCCGAGACCACCAATTGGGGAAATATTTACACGGACAAGATGTCCGATATCGTCAACCACCCGGAGCGCATCAAGATGCAGGAAGCACACAGGAGAGGAGAGTTTCCGGGGCTGTGCGAAACCTGCAACTTCAACGTACCGGAGGACGGGAAGATTGTCTTCCTGAAGTGAGGTAAAAATGGCAAGTGTACTGGATACGACAAACGCACTGATCTCCCTGGATACCCTGAAAGCCTACCTGTCGGCAGACATCAACGACGAGTTTCTCGACGACACCACGACAGACAACGAGCTGGAGCGGATCATCAATGCGGCGAGCCGGTACGCGAACAGGTATACAGGAGTCGACCTGCTCAGTCGTGAGCATACAGAGTACTACGACGGGGATGGCGGGAACACGCTGTTCCTCGATAATTTCCCGGTCACAACCGCCGCTGCCGATATCGACCTGTGGGTGGATACCGACCGCGAGTATGAGGATGACGATAAGATAGACGGCGGCGATATCATCCTGTATGCCGACACAGGGAAGGTTGTGCTTGAGGATACGGTATTCAGTCGCGGAGCGCAGTCGGTGAAGATCACCTACACCGCAGGTTATGCGCTCGCCTCAGTCCCCGCCGATCTCGCCTATGCGATCAAGATGATCTGCGCGTCGATGTGGAAGAGGAAGAAAGACAAGCTCGTAAACGTGACCAGTGTAAGCATGGAGGGCCAGTCGATATCCCTTGCGGAGAAGGACGTCCCCGCGCTTGCAATCGAGATCCTTGACGAGTTCGCGAGGTAGGCCATGGTCGAGTATCAACTGAAGATCACCAACCAGGAGGCGGTGAGGAAGCTCGATAGCCTCAACGGACAGCGCGGGTATATGGAGCGGATAATCCTCAAGCGCGTTGCACAGGGGATTATCAGTCACACGCAGGCCAACTACCTGCGGGGGCAAGTGTTGAAACGTCGCAGTGGAAACCTTGCCAACTCGCTGCAATACCGGCTAATGAGTAATCATGCCGTGCGCGTGGGTCCGGGGATGGCCTACGGGGCGGCTCACGAGTTCGGAATTCCGTTGTCAGCCGGGCTGTACATCTACCCGAAGCGGGCGAAAGCGCTGCGGTTCGAGGCAGGCGGTAGAACGGTTTTTGCGAAGCGGGTGCGTCAGCACGTGGTAAAGCGTCCATGGCTCGCCCCGTCGATACAGGATTATTTTTCCAGCGGAACAGGGAACCGTCTCGCTGAGAAAACATTACAGGAGTATCTGGATAAGCTATGAGCTACACGGTGTATGAAGAGGATATCATATACGACCTCAAGGATTATTTCGACGATAACCTGCGGACCTACCTCACGGGGATCGCGTCGGAGGCTACCGACGGCGTTTCTCTGACCGACATCAAGCGGTACGAGGTGGGGGATAAGGATGTGTATGCACTCAATCAGTATCCAGCCGGGCTCATGTTTCCCAACGAGGTGAGCTTCGAGGCTCACTCGGTGAGTGCTGATCTGCTACAGATGCAGATCGTTTTTACTGTCGCGCTGAAAGGGGCGAAGACGGAAAACCTTACGGTGAAGGCTCTCCGCTATGCTGCGGCGATACGTCAGTGCATTGACGCTGATCGCACGGCAGGCGGAGTTGTCGATAGAGCGGCTGTCAGCCGCGTGAACTTCTACGCGCGTCCTCCGGGGATCGAAGACAAGATGGTGATAGACATCATCCTGGAGACCGAGAAGGAAATTCCAAGATAGCGAGGTAACACTATGCCAAGTTATGCAGGCGAAGGAGCGAAACTGCAAATCGGCCTCGAAAGTAACTGGGGGACCGCAGTAGCGCCGACAGTCGAGCTCGACATGCTCTCCGAAGATTTCGGGGAAGAGATGATCACGAAAACGGAGGAAACCCTGGTAGGAAAGGCCACCACGGGGCGAACCGACATCATGGGGAAGAAGGTCCCGGGAGGTTTCTCAATCCTGGTGAAGCCGGACAATATCGGCCTCCTTCTGGCGTGTGCCCTGGGCGCCGAGAGCGCGGCAACGGGAGTAGGTGCGACCTCCACGGTCTACGATCATGATTTCTCCCTTATCACCGGCTCTGCCACCATGCTTCCCCACTTCACGGCGGTGGTAGATAAGCGGGCGAGCACCAAAGGGTTCGTGAGCAACAAGGTCAAACAGATGACCTTCGAGATGGGGAACAATGATTATCTGAAGGCCACGGTTGAAACCCTGGGATACAGGGAACAGGCCGACTCCCTTGAGAGTCTCACTTTGTCCACCCTCCGGGCGTTCAACTTCAACGACATGACCGTCGAGATCGACGACACTACCGTTGATGAGGTGCTCTCGGCAAAGGTGGTTATCAACAACAACCTGGAAGATGATCTTTTCGTTGCCGACGGAAGCCAGTACATGATCGAACCGGACCGCCAGCGGCGGGAGGTTACGGTCGAGCTGGAGGTGTTGTGGAACGACGACATCGAGACGCAGCGGGACGATAAGTACCGCGCCGGAGAGGACGTCAAACTGGAGTTGATATTCACCGGGGCGACGGCGGCAGAGGGTGAGAGCTACCAACTCACATTCACCTTTGCCAATGCCTACTACACGCAGGCGAAGCCTACGATTGGAGGCCCTGAGCGGATGAAATTGCCGTTAAGTCTGAAGGCGGCATCCATTGGGAGTGACGAGCCCCTTGTCGTTACTCTTCGCGATCTACAGTCATCTCAGTACAACTCATGATGTTGTTACCGGGATTTCTGAAACACATAGTACTGAAAGGGAAGGAAGATGACGTCAGAAGAACTACTGAAATCAGGCGGCCTGTTCAAGGTGCGGATCGATCTCGCAGAAGCGTTCGACGCGGAGGACGAGGGGCAGGCGGAAGCGGTGGAGATGCTCACTCAAGGAAACGGTGATTCTCACTACATCGTACTGCGCGAGGTGAACTCTGCGGAGATGCTGGAAGTCCAGGAGAAGAGCCAGCGGGAGATTACCGAGTATCTGGAAAAGAAGATCCCTGAGTGCATAGTGGATCACAGCTTCCAGACATCGAGCGGCGGGAAGACGGGAAACGGTGATGTGTTGAACATCCTACGCCTCTCATCCTCTCTCATGATTCACGTGCTCACGAAGTGGCAGGAGTCGCTCCCTTTAGCAAAACGGATGCACAAGGCATCCGAAGAGCAAGCGCCCTCCTCTTCGGAGGATGTCCGGTAAAAAACCCGGCGTATCGGGAGATAGACAGAGAATACGGGGAAGGTCGTGCGAGGTTCTATGCGTTCCTTGCCGACCTTTTCTTGTCTGGTATCGATCGGGAGCGGGGAACGATTATCCATTGGCCGTTCCCCGGGACACTGCTCGACCAGCCGGCGGGAACGCGGCACGCGTGGATGATAATGCAGAGCTCGTACTTCGAAAAACTGAAAGCAGATTTGGAGCGTAGATAATGGCGAAAGCGCGGTTTGAATATGAGATAACCTCAAAAGATAAATCGAAGGCCGCGGTAGATTCTGCCACGCGTGGAATCTCAGGGCTTGGGGAGGCGACGCAGAAAGTATCAGGCATCATGAAAGCAGCCCTCGCGGGGGTCTCCCTGGTTGCGATAACCAAGGGGGTTCAGAAAGTTACGCAACTCTACGCCGAGCAAGAAAAGGTGGAGATCCGCCTGCAGGCTGCAATTAACAATAATCCCATGCTCAACGGAGGGGCAGCGGAGAGGCTTACGGAGTACGCCTCGGCACTCCAGAAAACCTCAGTCTACGGAGACGAGGCGATCATTCAGCAACAGTCCATGCTCGCCAGCCTCGGGATGACTGAGAACCAGATCAAAGCGGTAATGGATGCCTCGGTGGACCTTGCATCTTCGGGGATGATGAGCCTTGAAAGTGCCACGCGTAACATCGCGAAAAGCTTCTCGGGAATGACCGGAGAGCTCGGGGAGGCGATCCCCGCACTTCGCGACCTCACTGCCGAGGAACTGAAAGCGGGAAAAGCGGTAGAGATTATCAAGGATCAGTTCGGCGGCATGGGCCGAGCGATGGCCGACAGCGTATCCGGACAGATCCAGCAGATGAAGAATACCCTCGGCGATATCGGTGAGACGATAGGAGGAGCGCTCGCGCCTATCGGCAGCGCGGTCATTAACTCACTGAAACCCGCACTCGACGGGATCGCCCGATGGTTCACCGAAAATCAAACGGAAATAATTAACTTCTTCACTAACCTCCCTGAGATAGGACGGGTCTCTCTTATGGCCCTCCGGGATGTGCTCGGGAAAATATTCAGTTGGGACTACCTGAAAACCCTGGGGCAAGCGCTCTGGAAGTACTTCCTCGACGCCGGAGAGTCGGCCCTGAACTTCCTTGCCTCCGTGCTCAACGCAATAGGCCAGTCGATATGGCAACCCCTCAAGTATGGCTGGGACATGATGATCTATGGGATCAAGCAGGTGTTCGCCGGATTCATCAACTGGTTTGTGGACAAAATAAACTGGGTGGTGGAGCAGGGAAAAAAGGTCGGTCTGTTCGGTAACGCCGAGACGCTCCAGCGGGCAGGTGGGGCGATACCGACGCCAACCTTCGCAGGCAGCGAGATCAAGGACGCATGGTCCGAGGCGGGGAGCGTGTTCACCGATCACATGACCAACGTATTCGAGGCGGCCACAACTCTCGGGGCTGAGATAGGTGGACCGCTCGGGGGTGTGTTCGAGAAATACCTTCCACAGTTCAAGGAAATTCTTGTCCAGCCTATCGTCGAAAAAAGTGTGGTTCCTCAAGGTGATTCAACCGGCGGCGGAGGAGCGGAAGGAGACACCGAAGCGGAGCCTGCCGGAGTTTCCAGATGGGGCGACCGATCATCTCACGGGGCGGGTACTGGAGGTATACAGGATGCTGTAAAGCCGGGAGTGCTGGGAGCTTTTACCGAGGGGTTCAAGCCGATTATTGATGCCTTTTCCAACATAAAAAGTATGGGGATCGGGGATATTTTTAAAGGTCTTGCAGGGGGCCTCGGTCCTTTAGTCTCATCATTGTCGAGTGTGATGATGATAATGTACCCGATCGGGACAATCCTCAAAGGCGTCATGGATGTGCTCGGTCCTCTTATTGACTCACTACTTACCCCGCTTATCGGTATCCTCACGATAGTCGGACAGACGATCGGCAAGATCCTCGCACCGGCGCTCGAACTGTTGAAGCCGATAATCGATGCAATCGCAAAACTGTTTGTGTTCCTCTATAACTACGTGGTGCGGCCCGTGTACAACACTCTCATGACAGTGTTCAACGGGATCTATAACGCCTTCGCCGCCTTTGTGAACGGTATTCTTTCTCTGGTAGACAAGATCCCGTTCGTGAACGTGGGCCGCGTTGATTATCGGGAATATGATTACGGCCACCTTGATAAAATTACTCTCGAAGGGGTGAACGATGCCGGAGAGTCGGCGATTACCTCTACAGAGACTTCAAGTGGCGGTGGCGCGAACTACACCGCAGGGCGCACCATAAACCAGACGGTGAACATCTACACCGACGTGATCGCAGGCGAGGGCGGGATCCGCGATCTTGCCATTATGATACGGGATGAAATCTACTCTGCGGAGGCACTCGGGGCATGAGCTGGGTAATCAATATTGACTTCCAGGACGGCGGGGGTACTCATGATATAAGTAGCCTTGTTCTGATAGACACTATCCGACGTACTCGCACGCTGTATAACAAGAACCTCCAGCCCACAGTGGACTCACTTAAGTTCAAGATGCACCGCAACACCAGCTATATCAACTCACTGCTGACAAACGATGATGAGACTCTAATCACCGTTACCAAGGACGGCAGCGATTACTTCACCGGCACGATCCGCCCGAATTTCAAGCTGCAAGTCGGCGCCATCGTCGGGCAGGTGCAGATTGAGTGTGTCGGGTATGCCGATAAGCTCAAGAAGAAGATCAACAGCACGTTTGCCTATGGCTCCTACAAGGTATCCGACGCGACGACCAAGGCAGCATCAGTCATACACCAGCTTCTTGTCCTCGCCGGTTTCAATGTGGATGACGATATCTCAATTGCTACCATCGACAAGACGATTGATTACTTTGTCAACATCGGCGGTAAGGACTCGCGTACTTACTGGGACGTGATCACGAAACTGCTCTTCGAGTTCGGTTACGTGTGGTACTTCGACGAGAGCGGTGTATTCAGGATTCACGACTTCCTACCCACCGATACCTCTACCTCCGACGCCTTCGACAACACGAATATGCGCGGGAAGCTCACGATCCAGCGGAAGCTTGAGGACTTCAAAGGCGTCACGGTTACCTGGTACCCGCACGAGACCGAAGAGGACGCGGTTGTATTCAGCGACACGACAGGCGGATCTGCTGCATCGAAGTGCGATATAGAGCTTGCAGCCGATGGGTACTATCCCGACGGGGTGGACACGGCGAACGTGTACAGCGAGTACGAGTTCGATGGCCACGATGTGATTATCGTCAACAATGCCGCACTTGATGAGATTGTGGAGAGCGGTATTGATACCAGCTTCACGAGTTACTACCGCCGCGCACTCGTGAGCTTCCACAACAGCACGGGCGGAGCGCTGTCGATTACAAAGTTCGATATCACTGGCGACGTGGTATACCAGGGCGATCAGCAGAAGACCAGCTGCATCCTTGAGGCCGGGAGCGAGGATATCAAAGACCTTGACTCTGAGTATCTGACCACAATGGCAGACGCCGACAAACTCGCTATCGGGCTGGCGCGGCACTACAAGTACTCTGACTTCATCTATACCGTCTACTCTGAGACTGATTACTCTCTCGGCGGCTTCGTTGATGTAGAGGACAATATGCTCGGTATCGACAATCGATGTGTGGTTGTCAAGATCGAGGATATCGACCAGACCCAGGACCTCAAAAAGTACACGCTCTACGGTATCGAGGATTACTCCGCCGAGACCACAACTCTTGAGGCCGAGAAATCAGGTCCACCTCCGGCAGCTCCGGGGACCAACGTCACAGAGGCCGACATTGCAACTCGCCCGACTTATACCGAGGTAGTGAACGGGTTCACAGATGCGACGAGCGGCGGTACCACCGTACCCACAACTCCCACTATTTCAGTGTGTAAGGGCGTGTTCCGTGGGATAGTCCTTGCGTGGGATAAACAAGAGACGCTGACCAACTTTTCCCGCTACGAGGTGCAGGTATCAAGCGATGACTCGACGTGGTACTCCCTTGAGTTCGACGGGAGCGACTGGAAAGCATCCGAGGGGGCTGATACCGATTGGCTCACTGAGTTCCTTGTGCACTCAGCTATTCCCCTCGACGTTTCCGGCGGGACCGATGACCCGGCAGGGGTGACGCTGTATTACCGGGTACGGCGGGTGACGAAAGCCTCTGTTACATCAGACTGGTCGACCTCTGCCTCTGCTACCACAAGCCATCTTGACACAGGGGACTACGGTGCGAACTCTATCAGCGCCAACGCTCTCAACGTCTCCGAGCTGTCGGCTATTGTTGCAGACCTCGGGACGGTGACGGCGGGCACTATTGATACTGATGTTAGTATATCGGTTGGAGCCCTCCCCTCCCTCTCCGACGAGGGCCTCGAAGCCTACTGGTCCTTCGACGATGGCTTCTCAGGGAGTGCAGACGGAGCAACCTTAACAGATAACAGCGGGAATGGACACAATGCAACCGCCGACGGGTGTACGTGGACTGCGGGAGTAAGCGGACGGGCGGTGGACTTCGATGGGACAGATGATTATGTGAGCCATGATTCAATTACATATGCCTCATCTGACCCGTGGACTCATAGTGCGTGGTTATATTGGGATGGAGATGAAACTGCCCCTCTTAGGTTTTATGCAGGGGATTCCAGCAGAAACTACAAAAATATCGGGGTTAGATACTTTTCTAACAATAATTTCTTTTTTAGAAATGCGTCAGGTACATTCACATCGTTTGGAAGTAACTCTGCTATAGACGAGACGTGGAGCTTGGTAACTTGGGTTGCAGATGGTACAGGGAATTTGTCGTTGTATGTGAGTGGTGCTTTCGTGGTAACTCATGATGTAACTGACACGGCTATAACTTTTAATGCTATTGGAAGAGGGTATAGTAATTCCAGTTATAATTTTGGTGGTTACATCGACGAACCCCGCATTTACTCTCGTGCCCTCTCAGCCAACGAGGTAAAATACCTCTACCTTAACCCCGGTGGAACATCGGGCCGGACGGTTATCAGTGGGGACTCGATTACTACGGGGGTAATCTCGGCGGTCGATATCAATCTCAATGACGTATTTGTTGTTTCTGGGACAACAGGCATAATCACCTACAACGCCGACGCGGTTGAACTTGGAAGTGGTGCCGATGCGAGCGGTACTCATTCGGTTGCTATTGGTAAGGATGCTGGTGGTGATGGAACTGCAAGCTCCGGTGATTATAGTGTTGCCATTGGTGATGGTGCTAATTATGCAACCGCAATTCGTTCTGTTGCCATTGGGTATTCTGCCACTGCAACAGGTAATTGGTCTGTTGCTGTTGGTTATAGTGCTGATGCAGAAGGACTCAGTTCAACAGCCATTGGATATAATTCTAAAGCCGAGGGCAATAATGGGGTTGCTGTTGGGAGCGGTGCTTGGGCACAAGTTGGCTCTGCGACTGCTGTTGGGGGTGGTGCTGATGCAAGATCACTCAATTCAGTAGCCATTGGATATGACACTGATGCGTCTGCCACATCAGCAGTCGCAATTGGGTATTCTGCCGCCGCCAATGCCACCGCACAATTCGATCTCAACACAAACGACCTCAATCTGACGGCGTTTTACTTTGCGAGTGGGACGACTCAAAACGATATTTATGATGCTTTGTATGCGAAAATGTCGCCTTCTGGTGCAAAATCGTGGGGGATTATTGGATATCAGGATAGTGGCCAACTATGCAGAATGTATTGGAACGGATCAAACGCCTTTGGATTCTATAATGTTAATAATTCATCGGAATTTACTGCTACAAATGGATCTGGAACAACAATGTCAGGAGAGCTTAAATTTTTAGTTATTTATTAAGGAGGAACAATGGACAGAAAAACAATCGAGGCACAATTAGCCGAGTACCGCAAAGGCGAGGCACAGCTCAGGAACAACCTGCTGGCCACGCAGGGAGCGATTCAGGCGATGGAACAGCTCTTAGAGAAAATCGACAAAGAGGAGCGTAAGAATGATAAAGCTGACAAAGATTCCAAAGGGGATTGACGAGATTCTTGCTGTGTACGGCAGACCTTTCGACGATGAGGGAGAGCTGGACCCTGAGTGGTACGCACGCGAGACGGCGGTGTTCACACTGCCGGTAGAGCTGCGCCTGTCATGGAACCCCGGGCAGCACGTAACACGGTTCAGGGCGCACCGGCTTGTCGGTGAGGCTATGAAAGACGCGATCATGGAAATAGCAGCGTTCTACGGTCCCGATTTTCACCGGCTTGACCTGGACCTGTTCGGCGGGTGCTTCAATTTTCGCTTCATGTGTGGCGCTCATAATCTGTCCACTCACTCATGGGGCATCGCAGTTGACTATCTGCCTGACCGTGGGCGGCTCGGCTCCCGTGAGGATGCGGAGACCTACCCACAGCATGTAAGGGAAGCTTTCGTGAAACGCGGGTTCGTGTGGGGAGGCGACTGGAAAACGCCGGACGCGATGCACTATCAAGCGTGTATGGGATACTGAGGTGGAAGAGAAAGAGACTGCGATCATGTCCAGTTATATGGGCGGTGGAATATGCGTAGAGAGAGGGAAAAAGATGCCGGAGAGAAAAGAAGCGACACAGGATATGTACATCACCGAGCTACAGAAAGACGGTGAGCGTACAAGAACACTACTCGAAGAATTCCGGCAGGATCTCTTAGAGCTTGCGAGGAAACAAGACAGGGTTATTGATACCCTTAGCCAAATGGCAAGCGACGAGAGGGCGGCAAGGGTAGCGACTGATATGAGGATAGAGAAGCTCGAGAATAACGATTCGTCGATCCATGTGCGCCTCGATGGACTTGAGACCCGCGTCGGCGTGCTGGAAGGACAACCGGGGAAACGGGCAGAGAAACAGGTCCAGACCGTGGGAAATAAGGTGTTCGAATACGGAGCAATCGGGGCAATTATGTTGTTGATTCTGGGGCTGAAAGAATGGCTCCGGGGGAATTTGTGAAATGGTACGTGACAGGAAGTGGAAGCTGGCTATATGGGGCATGGTCCTCGGCACCCTTATTGCGGCTCTGGCAGTCTCGGGCTGGTGGATCGGCAAGGCGGGTGCTGCGGGCATACTGGGGCAGGGTCTCGGGATTATCACGCTGGTGTTCGGCGGGTATGCGGCGGCTAACGTCAGCCAGAAATCTGTTACTCGACCGCCTGATACTCACGTGGTGGGCGATAAAAACGGGGGTGAGAATGAATGAGGTGGTACGACGTGCGCTGGTTCGTTTTGCTATCCTTCTTGCTGCTTGTGCCCTTAGCGCATGGGCAGGATACGCGGGACGATCGGGCGAAGTTGGAACGGCTGAAAGTCATCTTCGAGACGCAGTTGAAGCTGGTCGAATCCTTGGAGAGCGACTTGACCGAAGTGAAGAACGAGTTACAGAGCTTGAAGGAATTGCAGCAGACCGACAGCGAACGATACGAGAGCTTGAAGCAGACCTACAATTTGCTATTGAGAGAGCACGAGAGAGAGACCGCCTTATTGCAGAGCTTGAGGGGAGATTTAACAGCCTCTCAAGCAGAGGTCGAGCGATTGGAAACCTCGCTTCAGAAGGCCGAGAAATCGTTACGTCGATGTTGGATTAGCTCCGGAGTTTCCGGACTGATTATAGGATTATTGATCGGATTGATAGGGGGATAGAATGGCAACAACTTCAGAGGTTAAAGCGGGATTAGATAACATTGCAAGCACGATAAAAATTGCAAGAGAAAAACTTACAACGATACGCGCACAAATAGCGACACAGGAAACGAGCCTTAATTCTCTACCGACGAGATTTGGCGACGTGCTTGAGACGATAAACGGGTATACACCTAGTGGGGCGTTTGAGGCGTTGGCAAAAGACGAACTTGAAAAACTTACCGCAGAATATCTCAGCCTTGTTGGTGATGTTACAGCTTGCAAAACGTGGATTGAGAATAATATAACGGAATTCTGATGGCAGTAGAAGTAACCGGCAGCGTAGCTACACTATCACAGATATACACGGGAGGAAGAGCCGACTCTATCACCATACCCGTAGATGCTGAGGCAGTGCTTGTGATATGTGCCGGTACTTATACAGCCGGGTCAGCTAACGGTTTCGCCGAGCTTAACTGGGATGATGGCGGCACGAACGATTTTGACCTTGTTGTGAGCAACTCAGACACAACGGCACCGTATGATCTGTTTGCCTACATTATGACAGATGAGAGCGCAGATTGGCCCGGTACGGGATCACAAACCCTATACCACGCCCCTGATTATAATCCGAGTGAGGGTGGGGCCGTTATTGCGGTGGCACTAAAGGGCCTTGATACAACTGACCCGATAGGGGACACCGATGCAACCAAAAATGAGGGGACATCGTACACGCCGACGCTTTCAAACGTCGCTTCTGGCGATCTTGTTTTTTGTTGTATAGCAGATTACTCAAGCAGGACCGTATCTGTTGATGAGACACAGACGGAGGCGGCAAGCGGTACGCTATCACAGGTAGACTACATTGTCAGTTATGAGGATGGAGAGGATCAGCCGACAAGCGAGACTACATCGACTGGATACACTGGGCGCATACATTTTGTAGTTGAGCAAGCAAGCGCAGGTGGGACGACATATGAGGTGTCAGTCTCCGACGGCGTGGATTTTTCCGACTCCCCCGGGGCGGCAGTGACTCCCTCCGCTGTCACATGGAGCCTGCTGGACTCGGATGAGGCAATCGTCAACAGCCGCGACGGTGTATCGGTAACCCCCGGCGAAGAGGTGGATATTGAGCTCTCAGGGGATGATCTGGTGACGGGGAGAAAGACCCTGCTTGTTGAGGCGACGATTGACGGAAAGCCCGTGAAAGAGACAGTGTATATCAACGTCAAAGACCTACCAGGGGTGTGACAAAAAACCCCGC